CACGCCATTGTCATATCAGCGCTTACGTTGTTTATCTCAGAATCATCTGCGTCGCAGTAAAGAATACCACAAGACAGTGGGTTACGCAGCATGATACCTTCCTCACCAAGGAAGTGAACCTGGTAACCATCACGAGAGTTAGAACGTACTGTGTTGATGTTGTTAGAGTAACCAGATGGAGTTACTGAACCAGCAGTTGTCCACTGAACGAACTCACGACCCTTACGACAAACCTTAACGATGTTAGCCTGACCATCACGCTGACCGAGATCAACGAAGAGGAAAGTATAAGACATCAGTGGCTTACCTGTAATTGGGTGGAGCTGACGGAACATTTCCATGTTATCGAACAAAGGACAACGCTTTACTGAAAGCTCGATGCCGTTTGTCATCTTATAAGTTGTGAACTGACCACCGAGAGTGAGCTCCTGACCTGAACCAGTGATAAACTTGGTGTCAATTACGTGGAAGCTAGCAGCCTTCTCACGAAGTACGCGGTCAAACTCACGAATACCCATCTCACCAGTCAGAGCCATGAACTTACGCTCATTTGTACCGAGGATGTTGTAGCAAAGATCGAAGAGGTAATCCTCGAGAAGCTCTGCAGTCAGAGTTGTGTAATAACGTACGTTTGCAGGAGAGATCTGCTCGAACAGACCTGACATAGTTGGAACAGGACGTCCGTTTGTACCCTTCAGGCCATATGTACCATCAGCGTTGCGGTTTGACTTAGAGAAAAGCAGAGCCTTCTCCTCACGCTTCTTCCATTCACGAAGAGCAATCCAGTACTGATAATCAGCCCAGAGGTATGAAGACTTACCAGTCTCAGGATCCTTCAGAGCGATTGCAAGCACAGTGCTGTAAGCATCACCAGTGATATCGTAGCTAAGACGAAGAGTCTGGAGGTGGTTACGCATCTTAAATGGAGTCTGATAGTTGATGATATCTGCCTCGTCAGAATACTCTTCGTATGCTGAGCCGAGACGGCTTACCTGACGACCAGGGAGAAGATACTCTACTGGAATGTATGAGCCAGCGAAACCATCAGCTACATAACACTCATAAACCCAAGTCTGGCCATCCTGATAAGGAGCGCCGTTTACACGAACCTGGAAGTTTACGTTGTCAAAAGAGAGAATGGCGCCTGGGCCGAACCATCTTTCCTCGAGACCGAGATAAATTGGAGTACCGTTAATACCAGGTGTTGCAGTATCGATATCGCTTGGCTTAAGCTCGTTACCGTTATACTTTGCCCAACGGATATTAACAGCATGATCAGAATCGATCATTACAGACCACTCGAACTCGCGGTTGTCGATGATCATAGTCTTACCAAGACCGCCGGTAATAAGGTCGATTGCAGTTGAAACACCATCGTCCTTTGTACCAAATACAAGTGAAAGCAAACCTGAAACCTCATGTGGCTTAGACAGGAGTGCGTTAGAAATCATGTTCTCATCAACAAGATCGCTGAAACGACGTCCGCGATAAAGTTGAAGATTGTTTAAAAGTGAATTAGTCATATATTATTTGATATAGATCACTTGTAGAACTGTGACGCTATGTCTACAACTGATCGAGTTTGATTATCATTGACATTATATCGGCTATGATTAACCGTTTGATGTCTTAACGTTGTTCTAAGCTTATTTACAGCAGCTGTACGACCGCTGCTTCTTGCTTCACCAAGAAGAGCATCTCCCTTCATTGTGAAGTATGCAGACTCAATGAGGTTGTTTACCATATTACTGTTGAAGTCTTTCTGGTACTGTGTAAGACCGTCGGCATCAACTCTGGTAATATAATCATACAGTTTACGTCTATCCTCTTTTGGGATATTCACACCTCGTATACTGTTGAGGCCGTTTATAGCCCCGGTGAGATCCTGTATAAACTGTTGAGCTTGCGCCTCTTGAGCTTGTCTTGCTTCAGCCTGCTGACGCTCCTGCATTTCGAGCTGTGCAGCTCTTATGTTCTTAAGTTGAGCGAGAGCATCTTCAGCTTCCTCTTCCAGCATGTCGCTATCTTCGTATCTGTCGATCTTTCTTGTAATCTGATCGTCATTATATCCTTGATATTTCAGATACTCACGAACTGCTGCTTTCTGATTAGACTCATCTTCCATGTCCATGTTATCCAAAGACAAGGCCTCTTGCTGACGCTGATAGAAGTCTTCAAAGCGACCACCATTCTTAACGTACTGGTCAAGTTGTGCCACTCTGTCATCAGCATACTGTGGCGCACTGTTCTGTTCGATCATGTCGCCAATGTAGTCTACCAACTCTTGTATGTTAGTAGGTTTGTCATTGTCAGCAACATCCCAACCAAGTTCTTCGGCGAATGCGTCAAAGAACAATCCAACATTAGACATCTCGTTCTCATTGACTTCTTCTGAGCTATTGTCGTCGTTGTTATTGTTCAAATCGTCGTTGTTATCTTCGTTAGGATCAGATGAATTGTTGTTATTATTTAATACATCTTCTGGAATATCAGAATGATCTTCAAACTGATCATTAGGCTGATTTCCTTCACCATCATTATCCTCAGCGGGGTTCCCACTGGTCTGGTCATCTATATCATCTAGGTTCTATATGTCGTTATTGTCGATGATGTTAGAAACATCAACAGGCTCTTCTTGCTGCATAGGATTATTAAAACCCATGCTTCCAAGAACACCTTCAAATGCAGACATATCCGCCTTCTTTCTTCTTGCCATAATTATAAAGTATAAT